ACAATGTTTCTGAATACAGTAATGGGTTAAAAAGCACTTTTCAGGCTATACTATACGAAACAACTAATGAAATTGCTTTCCGCTACGATGAGCTTCGTATCCAGAATCACGATTTGACCATTGGAATCCAAGGCAACAATGAGGCTTTAACTTATATGCGGTATGAAGACACTAATAGTACAACCTTTATTGAGACAGATGATTTTAGTGTAAGTACAGCTATTGATGAGTCTTTTAGCAACCTTTCTTCTGAATGTTTAATTGATTCTAGCTTTTCCGCATTGTGTGATGTGTATGATTTAAGCAACAATTCTCAGGATGATGACTATCTTTATGGGATAAGTGAGGATATAATATATGGATATGATGAAGATACGACATTTTATGGATTTGATATGGACGAAGATGAACAACCTTTCGCCATTTCAGTTGTTTTTGCGGATGACGGTGATTGGAGTGATGATGGTAGTTATGATGATACTTTTCTTATCTTTAACGATATTGAACCTGGTCAAGAGTTTGAATTAGAAGATGATACATTATTTATACATCTTGATAGCGAGTATGATATTGAGTTCCTTGATCCATTGCCTACTGTGGAAGAAGGATTTTTAGAAATAATCGAAATCGAAGAAGAAGAATTTATCCAACATTTTGAAGAAGTACAAGAAAGAATGGAAGAAGACTTTCTTGTGTTTATGGAAGAAGAGATATCTGAGGAAGAATTTGTTGAAATTGTAGAAGAATTTTTTGATGAAGAAGAAGCAATAGAGGAAGAGGAAGAGGCATTAGACGAAGCCATAGAAGAAATAACACCAGAGGAAATAGAGGAAGAGCGAGAAGAAAGAGGAGCTACGAGAAGAAATATAATAACTACACGAAACCTTGTCTCTGACCTTGTTACAAGCGTTGTTAGAGGTAGTTACACATCGGCAAATAGCACAAGTAATGACAGTAATAACAGTGGTTCTGTAAGCGTTTCTGGTACGACAGTAGGGAATGTTAATTCACCTACCGTGTCGAACCAAGTTGCTGCTGATCAAGTGCAGACTAATACTGTATTGCAATCTATTACTGTAATGCCAATGCCTGGTGTTGATAATACACCATCTGTTGCTATGGCTGAGGTCCAAGTAACAACTATGGAAAACCAGATAGAAAGCGTTACATCTTCTGTTATGACTGCATCGGAAGCAGATCAAGTAGCAGACCAAATTGTAGCTCAAAATATACAATCTCAACAGGAAGAAAACGAAAGAAGCCAGAACGAGTCTGGAGAATACAGTACGCAAGGGCAAGCTAACTTATTGGCTTATATGGGTTATTCAGCTGGGTTCAATGCTTATCAAAATATGAACATACCAGATGGTTCAAATTGGTATGAACCAAGAACTATATATGCAAATGTAATTTTAGATGATAATATAACCGGATATTATAGCTTGGTAGGAACTAACTTAGATCAACAAGCTAATTTGATGCAAACACAAAACATGGAGTTTTTTAGATAATGGAAAGAATACATAAAACAAATTTAAAAACCTTTAAACATCCTCTGCTTCATAGAGAAAAAGGTCTTGATAAAAAATATAGAGGTTTTGAATACCCTAAAATGACAACTACAGTAACAAGTTCTGAATTAGGTAGATATAGAGGTATAGAATATAAAGTAACCTTAAAGTCTGTTAAGGCTTCAATTGTCTGAGGAAATTAAAATAGTAGAAGTAGAAAAAAAGTCTTGGTATAACAACGCTGAAGGCTTTGACAAGTGGAGAGTTTTTCCACGAATATTAATAACATTATATGGCGTTATGTTTTATAAAACCTGTGATTGGTTTATGACTTTACCTGATCCGACTAACTCACAATCAGCTTTTGTATCTATAATTGTAGGTGCTGGGGCTGCTTGGTTTGGTCTGTATATCGGTAAAAAATAATGTCAAGAAATATATATGGAGTAAACAATGAAAAATATCTTGCCTAAATTACAACAGTACATCACGATAATAGGGGTGATCACCGCGATAGGCGGGGGTTTCTACACCTGGGGACAGTTTAATTTGCGTCTCGATAATATTGAGAAGAAGAAAATTAAAGCAGTTAATCTAACTCCGGTTAATACAAGTATTGCTGAACTATCGACAAAGGTCGACAACATAGAACAGAGATTAGATAGAACAGAAGACAGGATTGATAAGCTCGGCAATAATGATAACCCACTAGCTAGGTAACTTTACCTGCTCTCAATTCCCCATATCCATGAGCAAATGGTCCTTCAGGTACATCAAGGTATTTTGCTTGACCTGTGTTTTCTTTAAGTCTTGCACGGACAATTTTTCTGTCGTCAATAAGTTCTGATACATATCTTCTGAATGTACTTTGAGATACACCTTTTAACTCAGGAGGCATTTCACCTTCACGAGCTACAAAACCATCTTCGCCTGTAACTGTAAAAGGATTACCTTTTTGAGCTGATAACTTAATTATTTGAACAAGGCTTCTAAGTCTTATAACTTTATCCTGCTCGTCTACAACAGATATGTCTTGTGAAGTTCCTTCTAGTAAACCAGACTCTTCATCCCTAACAAAGATACGAACCTCTCTATTAACAGGACCATTAGATTTAACAACAGCACCATAGATAACTTTATTTCTTTTAAATGGAACCTCCATCTTATGACAGACTGTCTTAGCCTCACTCTCTGGAGCGGGCCATAAACCAATAGCAAAGCGAACACCGTCAACAAGTGCTGATGTTCCTCTAATTAAATTTCTTGCATGTTCTGGTGTACGAACAGGATACTTCATATCAATCTTGGTCATATGATGGACCATGAGAAATGTAGCTTTAGTCTTTGTGGCTAAGCTGGCAAAGTATCCTGTTACGAATGCACCGTGTGAAGGGTCAGCGTTGATATCTGCTAGAACAAAACTAGCAAGAGGATCAACAACAACGAGAGCCAAATTATCCATTTGCAATAATTGTCGCTCAATCTGCCGCCACTCATCTGTGATAACAGGTCGACCGTTTTCGATTGCAACGATAGGAGTAACTCCACCGTGGTCTGGGAAAGGGACAGTATATAATTCACACCCTGTTTCCCTAAATCTACGACCTTCAGTGTCCAGTTTTTCAATTCGTCTATGTATTTCATCTTTTTCATCCTCTGCGGTTAAAATGACGACATTGCCATTATTTACTATTGTAGCATCAAAGGCAGTGTCGATGCCGATATTACCATATGCTATCTTCATACCCAAGTCTAAAGTCAAAAGACCTTTACCTGTGTCTCCAGATGCCGCTAAAATACCGGCAACACCTTTGGGTAATGTTGATTCTAATAAATATTCATAAGAAGGTGCTTCTCCTTGCACTAAATTTTTAACAGATAATGAGCTATTTAAAAGGTTAACAGGCGAAGAACCTTCCGTTCTAAGCAACTCATCAATATCATATCCTTCTTCTATTGCGTCCGCAGCATCCCAACCTTTTTTCTTTTCTCTTGGTATATCTATTATTCTGATAGAAGAACATACATCTACAAGGTATTTAGAGAGCTTTTGAGCGTATTTTATGCCAGCATCATCATTATCTGGCCATACAATTAAATGTTTACCCGTAAGAACACTCCAATCTGTTTTATCTAAATTAGTATTAGCACCACCCATAGCACTTCCTGCTGCTATATTTTTCTTAGATAAGTAATCAACACACTTTTCGCCCTCAACGAAGACAACGGTATCAGCGTCTTTTATATTTGGTATGTTATATAAAGGTCTAACTTCAGGCATTTTATATTCCCCTGTAACTAAACGAGGTCTAAAAGTCTTTTCTCCATTGCCAGACTCTATTCGCATAACAGTACATATTAAATCATTGTTACGATCATAGTATTTGTACTCTAATGTTTGAGATTTTGGTTTTGTAACAGGTGGTGTTTTAAGTGTTGTATTAATTACAGGAATAGAAAATTTTTCTGATATACCTTTAACAGCTTCAGCAAAGTTACATCCATATACTTTTTGCCATACATCAATAAAGTCACTGAAAGATTGACCACCATTAAATTCACTACCAACTCCATCCTTTTCTAAATTAAAAGAACAGGAGTCACCTGGAGCTCCACCTAAATCGCCTATAATAAATTCGTTTCCTCTCATTTTTCCTTGAGGAAACATGTGTGTAAATATACTTTTTATTGAGCCTCTTGCTCTATCTTTGAATCCCTTTACATCAAATTTCTCTGGCTTATCACGCCCACTTGGGTTGAAATCCAGTATGCTCTTCTCTTCGTTCATTTATATTATCCCAACATTTGTTTTTAAACTCGCACCATTTACATAAAAAACTATCACTCTTCGCTGCAACTCTAGGCATCAGTTCGTTGTTCTCAACGGCTTTTAAAATACTAACTGCTGAATCTGACACTCGCTGAGCCACTTTAGCATCAAACGGTATTTTTTCAAAATATATCTCCTGAGTATTTTTGTTGACAACTGTAAAAAGAGCAGGGTTATCCATTAGGCCCATGTAAGCCTGGTACAGAACAACCTGAGCGTAATAAACAACATTTGTTTTCTCTACGCCCTTTGATTGAAACTCTTTAAACTTCCTATCGTTAGCTGATTTACATTCCCAAAGAAAAGGATATTCCCAAGAGACAGGTCCATCTGTAATGATGCCATCGACATGTCCTTGTATCTCTCCTTCGGCTGTATCAAAGCCAAATTGTCTTCCTTGTTTGTCTTGTGTAAGTAAGTTAAATCCTGCTTGCACAAGCCATGCTACGGCAAGCTCTTCAAAATTATGACCGACTTGAAATATTCTTAAAGTCTTTCCGTCAAAATCTTTTCCCTCATCTTTTTCAGTCTTCATATATCTATATTGTAATTTTCTTTTGCAAGGTTCACCAAGAGATGATGCACCTAAATATTTTCTTTCCGGTTCTCTCTTGTTCGCTTCAACAAGAGCCTTATCTATAAAAGGAGTAATAATATCACTCACATCTCCTTTATTTTCCGGAGGATTAAAATCTAATTCATTTGTTACCATGGTATATCGTCGTCAAAAGGCTCATGGTATTTTTTATTTTTACCAGAACCTGTTACCTTGCCTCTTTCTGTTGGTATTTCTACGCCGTTAACATTAAGAAAATCTTCTACTTTATCCTCAACACCAATATGTTCATGGAGGTGATCTCGATAAGAATTTAAAGATGTAATAATAATCTCTTGGATTTGTTCTTTAGTAATAGCAGATAGTGGAGTACTCCAACCTATCTCTTCTAGTACTACAGCTAAATCCTTTATAGTGTCATCAACTGCTTTTCTTTCTGGTACTAAATCTTGATATGACATTGTTCTTTTTTCCTTATTGTATTTAGACATTAGCTTCATTGCAGCATAACATCCATAAAAACCGACTACTTCGTCTTGCTTAAAATTAACATTATCAAATAAAATGTAAGGCACAACCCTACTATATGAACATAACCCACAGACCCTTCTCCTTTTTAGATTCATTATAAACTACCCTTGGTTGTGGAGTTTTTGACAGACAGGCACTCCACAAGCCTGCAATATAGGTCAATAAAGAAAAGACCTTCTGTCTAAGCCCAAGCTGGTTTCTCGCCCCCAGACTGATCGTTAGTTGGTTGTTGTGGGGAGGGTTGTGTATCAGTCTGTGTAGATGGTGCGGGAGCACTAGCCTTGACTGTTCCATCTGGACCTAATGGTTGTTTATACTCTGGCATGCCAGGTGTTACAACCCTTGATAACCTATTATTATCTTTGTCGTTGTAAGTTTCTATACCTACTTCAACTTTTGCTAATAAGCTATTTAAGTCCATATAAGATGATAATGTTCTCGCAGCTTTCGCTGGCTCGCTCATATCCTTCGGTTCAATGGCATAACAAGACTCTAATAAAGCACGAATAGTTCTTTTAGAAATATTACCTGCTTTACTTTGTCCTTTATCATCAAGGCTACCACCGGCTACAGTTAAGTTTGACCAGAATTTTCTTCTTTCAAACTCTCCTGATGTCACCGTAAATTCGCATTGCAGATATTGTGCGTCAGATCGTTGTGATTGTGTTAACGATCCGTCAGGACCTGCTCCGCCTGGTTTAATTGTTAATAGGGCATCAACAATTGTGCCGTCTGGTATTGGTGAAAAATCAGTTGATGGTCCATCGTACTGTTCTTCGGCTGTGTTAAAATCTAGTGTCATTATGCTACCTCTTTCTTTTTAGTTTCTTGTGTTGGAATTGTATGATCAAATTTTTGCGTTACAGTACCGCTCTTAGTTGGCATTAACTTCGTTAATAACTTACCAAGATGAGGTTCTTCAATCGCATTAAGAAGACCACTTCTATCTTTAGCTGGATAATTATATTCATTGTCAGTATGACATATAAATTCACGCCATGTTTTACCCTGCTCATCTTTATTTATGTGCATGGTAATAACTTCATCAACAATGCCTGGTAATTCCCTGCCTGTTTTTGACCCTTCAATCTGTAAAGAATAAACGGTCTGATTAAATTCGTCTTGATATTCATCAAGTATGCCGACGAAAATAATATTCTTGTTACGGATGTGCTGTAAATGTGTCAGCCAATCCATCATTTCACGGCCATGTAGACCGTAAACTGCAAAATTATTTATCTTGCCTGTTTTATCAGCATAAACTTCGTCTTGTTGTTTACACCAACGGAAACATAAACGGCCCGCAACAGTAATTGAATCAATAAACAATGTTGAATATTTACTTATTGCCTCTGCTGGATCGCCATGCTGCTGAACAAGATGTTTAAAATGTGCCTCTGAATAAGGCTGATTGTCTGCAAGACTTGGGTTAGGACCTCCGTAATAACATGCAAAGTCTCTAGCTTCTTGCCAAGTCTTAGGACGAATAGTATCACCTTTCCATCCACCGTTCTTTTCAAGGGCTAAATCACCTGCCTCAAAGTCCATAAATAATGTCCCCTCGTCTGGTAATGTATAAAGAAGACTAGTTTTACCAACACCGGCTTTACCGGCAATGACAACCTTAGCTCCCTTATCTTCTCTTTGTCTTTCTGATGCTTTAATTATTTTCATAGTTTTACCTCTCTAATTAATTAAATTTTGATTTATGTTTATTAAATTTTTTTCATCATCTTCTTTAATTGGTTGAATGATGATACGAACAGAAGGGAGGTGTATACCAGGTGTAAATTTGTCTTTGTCGAAGACATGCACAACCTCAATAGTTTTTTGCATTTTATTTTGACCAACAAAGGAACAACCACCCGCAATAAAAGCCTCCCCTAACGCAGAAAGAATATTTTCAATATCTTTCTTAGTCATGAGGTTTCTCCTCAATACTTATATAGTAATCAGGACCTTTAGCCTCAACTGTCCGTGCATCGTCAAGAATAAGACGGACTTTAGTTTCTGCATCCTTATACTTATTCTCTGGGATTTTAACAGTAACATCAGAAATATTTTTTGCGACTTCTGAGCCAAACTCTTTCGATATCTGGTCCAGTGCTTCCCACAATGTATTCGGTTCCCAAGTTACTGCCTTTCTTACAGTAGCTTTGACATTAAAACCTTCTTCGTCAAAAACTACTGTGCCTGTATCCTTGTTATCTCCTTTAAGCCGAGATTCAACACGCTGCCCGTATTTACGGTCGCATGTTTTCTTCTCTAAGTTACGGAAAAATTCAGATACTCCTTTAAAATATTTACTTTGCTCATGTAAGTCTTTTAAAAGTTTTGGATCGTTTGCAATGTCATCAATGTTTTTTGAATCCCAATCACTCACAATACCGTTCGCTAATCTTTTCATTTCTCTACCTCGCTAATTAATTTATTTATCTAATTTACTTTTTACTTTATTTACGCTATATATTGTTCCGTTTGTGAAACAACTATGGGAGTTTATACTACACATGATAACCGCAAGTCAACTAAAATTTTCACGAAATATTTTAAGGTTATCCACAAGAGAGTTATGTGCTCTTTCCGGAGTATCGCCTGCGACTATATCAAGGGCTGAGAATGGAGCCGATGTCAAGTATTCGACTATTAAAAAACTTGCCAAAGTTTTCGAGAGTAAGGGGATAACTTACCCGACTAGTAAGTCCTTAAAACACCAAGGAGTGCTCGTTGACTTTGATGATTCTCACAATCAATCATGCGAAACCAAAAATTACCTGAGCGAAGGCTCTTATTTGTCACGCTCTTAATAAACATATTGATTATCTTTTCAAATTACATAACTGACGAAAATCAAAACCTAGTGTTTTTCGGTCGCCGTCGTGGTATTAATTCTGAAATAAGTTATTTAGTGGAGGATTAATTTTCGTCGTCTTGATTAAAATCCATGTAAACAACATTGTCTTCTCTTAATAGATCATCTTCCATTTCAAAAACAACATCATTATCATTCTCTGGCATGAAACCAGGCACGCCGGTAACATCAACTTCTTGCTGACCATTAGCAATGGCTGCTGTGCATACTTGTAATAATGCAATGCCAGCCGCCTCACCTCTCTCCTCAATGAAGCGACTGATACATATCATTATGTTCATGATAGCAACTTGACCAATAGAAAAATCTTCTTGCTGACTGTCTATAAGGTTCCTTGTTTCTATTGCAAGTTTTGTAAGGTCTGTAGGCCCTTTAGGCATTAGGAAAGACTTCATCGTGTCTTTTCTCAATAATACCACCGAGCTCACGACCTATAGGTCTATTCTCTTTTTCAGCAACCTTTTTTAACTTAGAATATAAATCTACTCTAAGGGCTACACTTTTATATGATTCTTTATCTGGCATAATTTTACCTCTCTGTTAAGTTATGGAATATTATATAAACTATTAAATAAGATAATCAAGCATTATTTGCAGCGTGCTTTAAACCCCAACATTTAAATGGACCGCATTGACCTTCATTGTCTTCAGGTAAACCAGCTCCACAATGCATACAAGTTTTAGACTCTATAGCAATTTGTCTTCTTTCTTCTTCTTCAGCTAATTCAGCTAGATGATCGTTTTCTGTCATCCAACATTCTTCGTAATCATTTTCATTTATCATAATTAAAATCCTTCGTTATTTAATTTATATATCTATATATATGTTCCCATATAATAAATCAAGATGTAATGTAAAAAAAATGAGGGCCGGCTATATTTTTAAAGAAGGAAAGGATGTCCGGCCCTCGCAACGAAGGAACCACAATTATATTGGGATACATAATCGTGGGAGCACCCCATATGTAGTATGTTCGCAACTATCCGTCAATAGATATTGGAGTTTTTTTCATAAAGTTATATGTAGGCATGGTAACTGTAGTTAAATGTGGTGGTCTGTGGGATGTTAAACCTAGTCTATGAATTTTTCCTATAACAGAATTTCTAGTAACATCACCAAAAATTATAGCTATTTCTTTAGCTGTTTTGCCTTCTGCCCATAATGTTTTTAATTTTTCAATGCGTTGATTATCCCAATGTATCCTTGTCATCGTTACTCCTTTGTTGCAAACAGTTAGTATATATTATTAGAAATGCGTGGACAACCTCTTTCCTCAACTTCGATTATTCTCATCATTCCATCCTCGTCATAGCCTGTGCCAATGTGAATTGGAACGCAGCCTGGATCATTCGTAGCAGTACAACCCACAAGAAAAGCAATAAAAAAATAAAAAATTAACACATTAATTATAATCTTTATCGCAAGCATTATCTCTTCCTTTGGTAGATATCAATGAGCCTGTTAAGAACAAACAATACATCCTTATCGTTTTTCCAATAATGTCTCATGTTGGTGCCATCGCTCTTGCTAATCATTATATAAAGATCGTTGACCTCAACAATTGTATCATCATCGTTCACTTTAACCTCTTCTGTCATTGCGTAAACTCCCACTTTAAACCTCGCCTTGCTGTGCTGTGCTGTGCAACGCTATGCGTGGCAATGGTGGGCAGTGGGTTGCCGTGATTTGCAGGGCCCCGCCTAGCACAGTTATATCTTTAATTGTTCCCATTTAAACTCCTTCGCTTTTTTCCTTGCCAGCGATTTTGTTTTCGCTGTACCTATGCAGACCCATCGACCTGAGTACCAGGACCAATGAGGCCAATCTTCTAATCTTAACTTAACCCAAATATTATATATGTCATCATATGGTCTTTTTCTTAACTCAATAACTTTTGGCTCTACGAACGCTTTCTTTTTACTTGCCATTTATTTACCTTATACTTTCCAAATGGTCCTTTCCTATCTGGTCTGTAATCGCCCAAGCCAATTCTTTTTCCTGCGTCGTCTATAATATCCCGCATTAAGTTTACGGAAATAATATCTGTATCAAGTGTTGCATCAAATTCCAACTGCCAATCGTTAAATTTAGGTCTATATGCCAAGATACGACCTCCTGTTGCCGGTATCCTTACGGGTCTCTCGTCAACTTCCCATCCCTTTGTTTTAATAGGTATCATAATACCTTTAATATCAAAACAAGATGGAATCATAGATTTTTGCATTGTTGTTACTGATCTGTTTTTAATTTTATGAAACCGACCGCCCTCTATAATACTTGCTAATATGTTTGGCTGAGGAATACATGCTTTCTTTTTATCCATGTATAACTTCTCTTCAGCTGTTTCTTGAGGTGTTAAAGGCTCTCCTCTATTGTTAGAGCTAACTCCGGTGGTTGCAGCAAGGGCTGCTTTATCTGTAAATTTATTGCATATCAATGGTGTAATACCATTAATGGTTATTTTTATATCTAACATGTCTCTCCTCTACGCTAGTGTAGCGTGTCTTTTTTTAGTGATAAAAGAATATACTCGTTTTGAACAACTTTATATAAATTCATAAGGCTCTCTGCTTTTTCTTCATTAAAGATACCTCTGCATAGCTCGTTCTCAAGCTCTTTAGAATAAAGCCTTATTGCAGTAGCAAGAGAAGCCATAGCTTCTTCCTCACTAGTTGCAATTGGTAGAAATTTGATATCATCTGACATTTTCTGCATTATAATCATATTTGTCCCTTTTTCACAAATGTTGGATGAATTAATAGTATTTCGTGTTCAATAATTTCCTTGCCGTATTTTGGATGCCACTCGACTTCCTCTTTAACAAAATCATCAGAGGTGCCGTCGTCGAAGAACGGAGCAAACAACTTTCTATAAGTCGAGCCGTCGTCCTTTTTAAAAGTTACCAGGACTCCAAAGACTTTATCGTTAGGGTCTGGGTTGATGTCTAGAACTTTTATCGTCATTTAATAATCTCCCCATACTTTTGTTTTCGTTCCACCGTGATATTCAACAGCATGACCTTCTTTAATAAGAATTTGACAAATATCCTGGCCATCTTCTGTATATGGTATAGCCAATATTCTGCCGTATTTTCCTTTACCAAATGATTTAATCTTTAATTTTTGTCCGCACAACTCTTTTAATCGTACTGACGCTTTTTTGCCTAACGCTTTTTCAGCTAGGTCTCTAGTTCTTGATTCTGGTGTATCAATACCAGCTAAACGACATCTCTGTTTGTGCAGCTTAACATTAAAACCAAGATCAATAGTAATATCTATAGTATCGCCATCGACTACTCTTTCTAATTCAGCATGATATACAAATGCTTCAACTTTTTGTTTTTTGCTCATTTTCTTCCCTTTGAAAACTATATGTTGGTAATGAAACTTTTAAACCTTTTCGTTTAAAGTGTGCCTGTGATATTTTAATCTTTTTTATTAAGTGATAATCTTTCATATTTTGTGCCATCCTCGCTTTTTAAAACTGTTTTTCTGCCACATTGTAAAATGTAGTGAGCTTTTAAAGGGTCCATATCGTGAATAAAATCAACTGCCTTGTCTTTTAACTCTTCATTATCTTTTGCATAAAATGAAGTTACCATTTCAACATTTATTAATAATTTTACACTATATTCTTTATCTTCCTTTACCATGAAGAATGTCATAGCATGGGAAAATATCCAAGTAAAGAAAAAAATATATTTAATAAAGTGCTTGACCACTTGACCACTTGCTCATTGGGCTAGTTGAGCAGTGAGCTAGCACTCTTCTTTATAAGTTGTTGTTTTATATAGATAAAAAAAAGTGCTTGTCCACTAGCTCAATCAGGGTCTTTTAAGGTGAGCAAGCAGATTAAGTTATTGAAAAACAAGCAAATATTCAGCTTGTCCAGGTTGCCTATATAATATATATATGTAGGGGTGGGCTAACGCCCCACCCCCTTACAAACATTAACGCTAGGTGATCAACATGGAAGAAGAAAAGATAGAGATAACTGAGGTGGAAGAAGTAGAACAAAATCAACTCGGGCTGTCAGTTAATTTAACACAACAACAACAAAAATTTGTAGAGAATGTCGTTTATCAAGATATGTCTCAAACTGAGGCTGCAAGAAAAGCAGGTTATAGTAACCCAGCAGTCCAGGCCCATAGAAACATGAAGTCAAAAAATATCATGATAGCTATTGAAGAGTTAAGACATGAGGCTCAACACAGAAACAATGTCACATTAGATCGTTCACTTCGGGATTTAAAATCAATTCGGGATGCAGCTGTATTAGATGGAAGTTGGGGACCGGCAATTAAAGCCGAAGAATTAAGAATGAAAGCAGTCGGACTTCTTATTGAAAAGAAAGCTGTATTGCATGGTCGGGTTGACGCATTATCAAAAGATGAAGTTTTAAAAGAACTTAAAAAGTTACAAGATAAAGCAAAACATCAATCGGGTATTGAAATAGATAAATCGGGTAAATTAATAACTAATTAACCTGGCCGTCATGCTCTTCTAAAAATTGATAACATTCTTGTATTTTTTCATCAATTTCGTTTTTTTCCCTAACATTACCTATAATTATTAAAAAAGCGATAACGACTAAAGCAACAAAATACATCAATATTTTTTCATGCCATTTAAAAATCGGTTCTTTTTTAACCATGTTTGATTTTCCTTCTCTCTTTTTTTGCTTTCATATTTTCTTTTTTAATTAAAGATCGAGCCTCAATGTCAATTACATATTTTTCCCATTTCGTTCCTCTTAACTTTCCATAATCCATTTCAGGTCTCCTGTGTGATTTAGTTTTACCTTTATCTTTAATTGTTTTACCTGGCAGTAATCTTTTACCCATTGTTCTCTCCTTATATAAAATTTCTTGATTTATTCGGGTCTGTTGTTTCTTTTCTAAATTCAACATCTTTCTTTGCCTCTTCAAAGGCTAATTTTTCTTTATCTTCTGAATGAGAAAAATGTTCTAACCAAAATTGATATCTCTCCTGTAAGTAATTCATACTTATCGGGTAATAATTTTTAATTGTCATTAGCCCTCTCTCTCGCAGCCATAATTTTATCTATATCATATTTTGAACAATATCGGGCAACTTCTTGTTTATTTTTTATGTTTTTAAATCTCTTTAAATAATAATTATATAAAGCCATTCTAAGTTTTAGATCGGGATGCATATATTCTAAAAAATGTTTCATTTTTTCTCTCCTAAATCAACTAATAATCTTTCTATTTCCTCTGATTCTCCACCATTCAAATGAACAGTTATTAATAACTTATTGTCGGTGTAGTCAGACCTCTCAACTCTAATAGCAATTTTACTATCATAATCAAACCACTTGACATCTTCTTCATCATACCAACCCATTTGATTTTTATGTTCATCTATTTCATATCTCATTTTTCTTCTCCCTCAACCTTAAACCAATAACAATAGACTAGTGTTTTAGTTCCATTATCTTCTTTTTCTACCCACTCTTCTGTGCAATCATATTCAAAAGCAGGACAATTAACTATCCAATCTTCAAACTTATCTTGTTTTTTCTCAGCCATTTTCTTCTCCCGATGCTATAATGTCATATTCCCACCAACCATTAGATTGCTCTACTCCATGATAAAAGGCATCTGCCTCCGCAAAAGTATCAAATCTGTAGGTTTTAGTTTCTTCTCTCTCTGTTCCCCAAACGATAGTAATAAAATGTTTTTTCTCAGTCATTTTTCCTCCTAAGTCCATTGATCTGCCATAGCTTGAGCAATACTTGGAAAAAATTTACTCCTAAATTTCCATCTATCCTCACTTGGCGGTGCATTATGAACATCAGAACGAGCAGTAGAGCCGTCTAATGTTCCTGTTTTTTCAAGCAGTGGTAAATTTTTTAACCACAAACAAATTCTTTTCTTCTGATTATCCCAAGAATTTTCATCATGACCAAATTCATATGGCTGAAATGATTGTGCTTGTTTCTCAAAATTCTCAATTCTCTCTTTTGCATATTTATGCATAACAGGATTTTCAATACAAATTTTAGGAATATCTGCATTCCATAAATCAGAAAACAATTTTGCACCCTCATCTAACTCAGCCCAAATTTGTTCAAGTGTTTTGTTTGGTGGTGCTTTGTGTAACCATCTAACACCTGAATTACATAATCTTGTGCATGGCGGGTGTGCCACCATTAACATATCCCATTTTTCCATAGCTAAAACATTACGAACATCATCTTGGATATGTCTGTTAGTTTGATCGTCTGATGGTAAAACATCACACGACCAAGTATCATGACCTTTATCTAAAAATGCATTTCTAACTGTTCCGCTAGTTTCACATGCTACTAAAATCTTCATAATAAAAACCTCCATTAATTTATATTACCCATAACCTAGCATACATTCCCATAACAAGTCAACACTTATAATGAGATAATTTTAGATAATTTAATATGGGATATTTTAACAATAAACTTACCCCCTCAAAGAGAGGGGTTTTCTTATTTTTTTCTATGAAACAAAGTAAGCACAAGTGAAACAAAAATTATCCAGGCTAAATCGGGTCTATTTAGCAACGGGTTTTAGTTTGGAGAACTTAAACTGCTGCTGAATAGACCTACTATATGTAGTGGGTTTACATTAGTGGTAACATATGGTATAATCTAGAGGGGTATAGTAAGTCGGGACGCGTGTATAAGTCGGGACACGCGTTAAGTCGGGACATGCGTAAGGTCGGGGTCGGGTGTAGGTCGGGTTTAGGTTATGGAACTAGAACACTATATAGTATGTAGCATTATTATCACACTATATATAGGTGTTTGACAAGTATATTATCCCATGTTATAACATAACTAATATTAACTAATGGAGGAAATTATGCCTGGTAAAATTATTTATAATGGTAAGTCACTTCTTGACAATAAAACGCCAATTATTGCTGTAGCTGTAAATGGTAATAAATCCGCACCTAACTCAAAAACCGGTGATATGCTACAGACTTATATCTTAACAAAAGATATTGACCCAAGACTAGCCAATAAGACGGGCCAAGACTTTGGAATTTGTGGAAATTGTCCGCACCGTGGAATACCATCCACCGATCCAAAAAGAGCGACGGCCGAAAAAAGAAAATGCTATGTTAAAATATGGCAAGGCCCGTTAATCGTTTGGCGATCATTTAATAAAGGGCTTTATCCAATTGCGACGAATGAAGAGATTGTATCGATGGGTTCTAATAGGCCAGTAAGACTTGGCACATATGGCGATCCGGCAGCAGTGCCGCGGAATGTTTGGGACTTGTTAATTTCAGAAAGTACGGGACACACTGGTTACAGTCACCAAAGCAAAATTAAAGATAGTTATTCCGATATTTGCATGCATTCGGTTGAAGATAAAAAACAAGCAATAGCAGCCTGGAAGGATGGCAAGCGTACTTTTAGAATTATCCAAAGCGTGGACGAAATAATAAAAGGTAAAGAAGTTTTATGCCCAGCGTCAAAAGAGGCTGGTCGCAAGTCTGTATGCGAATTGTGCAAATTGTGCAGCGGTTCAGAAATTAAAAAGCGATCGGTCGCAATTGTGCAGCATTAAGTCGGGATCGCGTATTAAGTCGGGTTCACGCGTAAATAATACCTTGTATAGGTGGGTGTATGTATATGCATCCGCCCATATACGCCAGGCCCCATTTGACAATATCCCATTATATGGTATTATATATTTAAGTATCGGATATGGGATTTGATACATAACAAACAACGGAGAATAATATGTCTTATTATTATGTCACTTTTTTAAAAGAGGTTGCCGAGAAGGTCTACGGCGACAATCTTCCAACCAGGAAGGATGGTTCCCATCCTGCCGAGTCAAAAGATCTCGGTCCCGATGCGATTTGTCCCGATTTCGAGGCAGATGTCCTGAACGAGCTTCAGGAACTCGTGGACGAAAAAGCTCGCCTGGAAGACTTGCTCCAACAAATTTCAGATTTGGCTGGGTCATAATGAGGAGGGGGGCTCCGGCCCCCCAAATCCAGTCGGGTCGGGTCGGGTTTTATTTTTAAAAAAAATCCCCGTTTTATTAGGTCTAGGATAGAGCTAATAAAAATCCCAAAAATCCCATTGACTTATATAAGAATATGGGATAATGTATAAGAGATGACTTACTAATGACAATGTATTGCTAAGGCGATATTAAAAATAAATAGCAAAATAAGGTAGGTCATCAAGTTTTTAATATAAATAATGGAGAAAAAAATATGAAAAAACTAAATAAAAATGAAGCTAGAATACTTGCAGGAAGAATGCTTAAATTACAGGTTAATGGAGCAGTAGAAAAAGCTCAAAATTCACCTGAGATTAAAGGCAAAGTTACAACTGCTTCTAAACTTCTCAAGGCATGGATTAAAGCAGAACGAAAATCCAAACAAGAGGAGCATACTTTTAAAAAATTTGTTGAGGATAATAAAGTCTTAATAGAAGGAGGTTTCGGCGATATTATCTTGAAGTATGATGAAGACTGGAACCAACACACTAGAGAGTGGAACAAAAGTGTTGCCATAGATATTTCTTCTAGTTCTCAGGTAGAAGAGAGAATAGAAGAAGAAATTATCTTTCAACAAATAGAAAGCTCTTCTATTGATGAATTGGAAGGAAAAGTAATAAAAGCAATACGAGGTTATAAATCTCACAAACTTTTAGCTTAACGAATTATCCTAGCTAGGATACCTAGTGGTAAGGGCACGAAATAAGTCTTGGTAATGTGCTTCAAAATATACTGAGTTGGGGTTGCTCCTGACATGCAATTTACTTACCACTAGGAGTTAAATCGGGACTAATCGGGATATGGTCTGCACAATGGCAATACTAGTTTAAGTGCAGTTAAAGTATAGGGAAAATCAGTTGCGAGCCAATCCTATAAAGCCACTAGAGTGGAGGACGAGATTCAATCATGTGAAGAGCGTCAGCAGATTATCAGACTCCTCTACTTGACACTAATAGAATAATATGGGATAGTATATTTTTAATATTAACAAATGGAGAAGATAATATGAAATTAATTACTAAAGAAGTTCAAAAGAAACTAGACGATAACATGAAGCTACCGAAGGACGATAGACAGCCGGTTGTCAAATTCTTTGGCGGAGGTGGATGTAGTTGGTTTATTTCTGAAAGAAATGACAACATCCTTTTTGGCCTATGCGACCTTGGCGTTGGCTATAGAGAGTTTGGAACGGTTTATCTGAGCGAGTTGGAAGAGTTAAAATTTCCGCCTTTCGGATTAGGTGTTGAAAGGGACTTAC